GTCTCATTGCAGGAAATTTTGTTTTATAAAACGGAGTAGATACATAACTATCTTCATGTTGTCGAGCATACTGCCTAATCAGATTTGCATCTGCACCCAATATTTCATGATACAAAAAATATTCGAAATTTAAACTATGCTTGTCTGTTTGTCTGTCTTGTTTTTTAAGATCGCTTTCAAAATAAATATCATTTTTTTTGTGTTCAACTTGTTTTAACATGCAATTAATTTGATTTACATTATAGCCTTCTGCATAAATAACATTTTCTTTTAATAACGCTTTAAATCGGTGTTTCAACAAACTGAAATAAGGCGCGTACGCGTTCGATATTGTGTAATTGTTCCATAAAACTAATCGGTTCAACATGTCATTCCAACTGTGATATTTATCTCCTTTAGTGACTGATTCCTGTTTTTCGTAAATTAATATTTTATTTATGATGTAATTGCGATCTTTTTCAAAATATTCTTTCAAAGCTTTTTCTATTGGACCGAGACGTCTTCCTATTAACCATTCTTGTGACATTTTACTATCTAAAGCGATACGATGTGTTTTATAAAATTTTATTGTATCATCTGCATCCTCTTTGAAAAAAGCTTTTTTGAAGTTATTTAACATTACATCAAATGACGGCATAAATTTTCTTAATTCTTTCCGTCGTAAGAATTTTTCATTAAACGCTCTCATAGTTGTTTGTGCGTCACCATAGTTTGCTGGTCTAGTATCACTTGGTTCATAATTTAAAAAAGCAAATTTTTTAACTGTCTCTGTATACCCACCTTCTTTAAACAAAAATTGTTTATTGGTCTCTTTACTAATTCTTATTTCTTCTGAATCGTATTTGTTTTCATAAAAAAAAATATCACAAATGTCTGCATCATTTTTGGTATAATACGTCATTTCGTAAGTGTTGTCTTTTTTCCATGTGTTGATTATGTTATTGATAAATTGAAATTTATGTGACAGAACCATTCGATTAGCAGCTTCTCTGCGACTTCGTCGTTGAAAGTCTAATTTTATTGGTTTATATCCAATTTTAATTACTTTTTCATATTTGTTGACATTAATTTTTTTTAAGTATTCATTTTGCATTTCCGGAAAACCCCTAAAATCTTCTACTTTTTCAACGTTGTATATTACTATTACTTTACTAATTTTTTCCATTATCCTAGTTTTGACGAATTCGATATTATTTGTGATTATAATATCATATTGTTTGTTGTTCACCGTTTGAATAATTGCGTTATCATAATCAAATAATTTTAAA